ATCGATTGATGTTCGATATTGGAAAACGTGGCGCGCAACAGATGGGCGATCTTATGCGGCGGGACGCCAAACCAGCGACAAATTTCCTCGATTTGGAATTGATTGGTTTCAATGAATTGGGATTTTTCGGGCTCGATCGAGATCGCTTTATATTCCATCTCGTTATCAAGAAACGCCGTCTTGTTTGATTTGTACGGCCCTTGATAGAGATCCGCGAAATTCTTTTTCAGCAATTCAAGGCCGGCCTCGGTCATGGGCCGTTTCATGCTAACAACGCCGGACGGCGTGGCGCCGTTACCGAAAAACGCGGCGCCGAAAATTTGCGTTGCTTTCGCCCATCCGATCGATTGCGCGGCGTATTGCATGACGTTGACGCCGATCGGCCCATCCCCATATCCGCGCAAGTGGAACATATCGCCGGCGCCGATCGTCACCTTGTTCGCGGCGTCATTGGAAACCTCATACACAAGCGCGCCGATATCGTTGCGCTTTGGCTCGACCCGATCGGGATGGATCGGCCAGAGCGCGGCCGGCAAGCCCACGGCGTTGCGCTCGATCTCGGCGTAGCCATTGCCATATCGAAGCGCCCAAGATGTTAGCGTTTCGCGGAATTGAAACGCGCTTGTTTCGGGATTGGGCCGGACGCCGATCAGATAGTTTACGGGATGGGATGGATAAGGCTCCGATCCGCGATCGCTTTCCTTCATCACGCGCCAGGGAAGCACGGCGCACGTTTGCGAGAGATAGCGAACGCAAGCCCAAACGGCCGAAACGGTAAGCACGCTATCGCTTGTTATCGGGATCCCGGCGATCGGCCGGCTAATCGGCCATTGTGCGCGGCTAGGATAGCGTGGCTCTTTGCCTCGCCGCAGCGCTTTGATGATTGCCGCTAGCATAGCCTTTTCCCTCGGCTAACCTACGCGCGGCCACATCATAAACCGATTGCGCGACCGGCGCGGATTGTGTCGCGGCGCCGATGCTCATAGCGCTTGCCACAATCCCATCGATCCGTCCAGTGGCTTTAAGCTTGGTAAACTTCCGATTGCCTTGCGCGTCCGCTTCCAAAACCACGGACGCCATACACGCCGCCATGACCGGATTGATTTGAAACTTTACGCGGCCTTCGACTATGCCGGCCTCGAGCTGCCCAACGCTTTCGGGCATCCACAAACCGCTAGCCGAGCTTCGCCTGTAGCCTTGCGGATGCACAAGCAACGGCGCCACAACGCCGATATCCGATAGCTCTTTTTCGAGCATCGGGATCCGATATTCGTCAAAGGCGATCGCCTCGATCTCGAAGCGTTCTAGGCAATCGGCGATCGAGCGCGCGGCCCAGGCGTAATCCACAACTTTTCCCGGCGTGGCGATTAGGTAGCCTTGCTCGGCCCATAGGCCATAAGGCTGGCGATCGGATAGCGCTCGATCGTGGATTGTCTCGCCAGGCGTCCAAAAGAACGCGAACAAATCGAAAGCGCGATCGCCTTTCGGGAAACATAGGCTTAACGCCGTGAGATCCCGCGCCATCGATAGGTCTAATCCGCCGTAACATTTCATCCCCTCATAATCGGCGAGATTGATATCGATGAAAGCTTGTTTCGCCATCGGTCCCGTGATCCACGGCGCAAAGCTTTCGGTCCATTCGCAAAAATTCAGGCGCCTAACGATCCCTTGCTTAGACGGCATCGCCGTGGCTTCGCGGACTTGTTCGCGCAAATAGCGCTCGGAGATCGAAACGTTTAGATTAGGATTGGCTTTGATCCAGACCGTTTCATCGCGCCAATCATCATCCGGATCCAGCGCGCAAATATAGAAAAAGCAATGATCGAATTCCAAGCGATCGGCGATCTCGCCGCGTAACGCGCGCGCGCCGAATTCGTGCCAGTGAAAACAAACGCTGGATCGATCGTAACCGCTATTCGTAATCATAAAGATCAGGCCTTGGCGGCGGCCTTTCGTGCCGGCGCGCATCTTCTCGACCACGATATCGCTAGCGTGTTCGTGAACTTCATCGATCACGGCGCAATGCACGCGCTTTCCGTCCAGGCCTCGGCCTTCCGATGAAACCGGCCGAAAGAAGGATCCGGATTTTAGATCGGTCAGATTGTAAATCGGATTGACGCCGGACGCCGTTAGGGACTTTTCGAGCGCCGGCGATCGATCGCGCATCTTCACCGCATCTTGAAACATGATGTTTGCTTGTTCGCGCGTGACGGCGGCGGCGTAAACTTCCGCGCCTGGCTCGCCGTCGCTTGTGGTCATGTAGAGCCCGATCCCGGCGGCGAGCGGCGATTTCCCGTTCCCCTTGGCTTCCTCGACATAGCCAACGCGGAAGCGCCTGTGGCCGCTTTCCGCATCCTTCCATCCGAAAAGATTTCCCAGGATAAAGCATTGATGATCGGAAGGCGTGAAAGGTTGGCCGGCCAGCTCCCCATCCGGCAAGCGTAGCACTTGCTCGAAATAGCGGATCACGCGCGCGGCGCTTTCCGGATCGTAACGGATCCCGCGTTGCTCGGCGTGTTTCAAATCGTCAATATGCCGTTGGCACGCCATCCGCACAAACGGACCGGCAACGATCACGCCGGCCGCGACGGCGAGCGCGTATTGCGTCCCGCGATCAGTTGCTAAAGAATTCGCTTTCGGCCTCATCGGCGACCCTTGCCTTTCCGATATCGATCCGCGTCCGCGCGCCTGGCGATAGTCCGAGATCCACGCCTAGCCGCATGACCTCAAGCCGCGTGCGATTAAGCGCCGTCATAAGCGCGCGGCGTTCTTGCGCTTTGCTTTTGGCGTGAAGCTTGTTCAACGCTTCGCGCGTCCGGCGCCATGTAGCCCAAGCATCGCAATACATGATTAGCAATACGTCATCGATCTCGGTCAACAGTTGCAAGCGCACAAGCTTAGGCGCTAATCGATCAAACATTTCCCGCCCATACGCGCAAAGATAGTCCGGCGCCGCCGGCACGGCCGCGACCTTGGAAGGCTCGGCCTCGGTCAATCGATCGGCGATCGTGGTTTGTAAGTTTTCCCGCGTTTTCTGTGGTTTTCGTCGCGGCCCACGTTGCGCCATTTATTCACCCTTGATTTGATTGGGAAATACCGGCTTACCTGACATATTTTAACCTAACAAAAAACCGCAGAATTCCAACGCTTTCACGCCGGCCAGGATCCCACGCCTACCAGCCCCGCCCGCAAACCCTTGGTTTCCCTGCAAAAAACCCCATCCATTTCGAGCAAAACACTCAGCGCGGTTCTAGCAAGGGTTTCCTGTAGGTTCCGAGCATCCCCCCGCGATTTCATCCCTCCACCTTTGCGCCTTGGTTGAAGGGATGGGCGGGATCGATGGGCCAACCGTCCGCGCCTATGGCCGTGCTATATCCCCTCGCTTCATCCAGTGCCTTGGCCTTGTCGTGGTGTTCTTTGCAGAGCGTTTGCGTGTTGGCGATATCCATGAACAGGGACCAGGATCCAGCGTGGCGCACGATATGATCCGCAACAGTACCGCCACGGATATGCCCTTGCTCTTTGCACATGCGACAAAGGGGCTCGATGCTTAAGCGCTTGGCTCTAATCGCTCGCCAAGTCTTAGTGTGATACCAGGGATGATAATCAGCGTATTTCACCGGGATCGCCTTCCCTGCCATTGCGCTAATAGGATCGCTGCCCTCTCCGCGTTTGCCTTGGCCAGAATAGGATCGTGGATTAGCCGCAATGGTCCCTTGCTTGTCCCTCGCGCGCGGCCACTTGTATAAGACTTAGAAATAGATCTCCCTCTTTCTAAAGTACCTATAACCCTTTGATTTCGTTGAGCGCGGACTGACAATTTTGTCAGTGTTGCAAGCTTAACACGGCGCTCGATCGCTTCCCAAAACAGGCCGATCTCCCACATAGCGCGAACGTTGACTAAACTCCCATCCGGCGCCTTGATAATCTTGCCGGCAACGATCAAACGCCGCACCAATCGATAAGCATTTCGCTCGCTACACGATAAGATCGATGCAAGGCCGGCGCCGCTTATTTTGATCGGCCCGTTGATCTCATACATTTCGTTTATCAGCGAATGATAAGCGGCGCGCTCAACGGCGCGCATCCCTTCCGTCCCTTGTGTCCAATCGCGCACGTTGAACTTGCAATACAGCATGGGATCATCCTCCGAGTTTGAAATGGGGTTGAGCCGATAAAAACGCGATCACATAGCCACGGATCAAGGCGATTTCGATATCGTCAAGATCATCTGTTGAAACATGATATTCGGCGAGGATCCGACAAGCGATCCGCCGGATAAGATCTTCTTTAGGCCGTAACGCTCGGCGATCCTCGGCCGTCATTTTGAAATTGCCAAGGCTTAGAGCGGAATTGACTTCATCGGTAGATTGGATCATTTTCATCTTGTTTCCTTTTCGTTTGAGTTGCCACGATAAGAAGCGCCGGCGATGTTCCACATCCTCGCCGGCGCTTTTCTATTGCAGCGTAGGCACGCGCGCGATCGTGAGCGTGTAGCCGCCTTCGGCAAGAACGATATCGCAAAAGACGCCGATCCCTGTGATCGCGTCCGCGCCGTCCTTGCCGTCGCGCTTCATTGTTTCGCCAATCATGCGGCCAACGACAACGGCGACCTTCCACAAATTATAAACATCGATCCGATCGCCGAGCGCCGCCTCGAAAGCGTTTTCCAGCTCCGGCACGGAAGCGCGCAAGCGCTCGAATTCAGTCTCGGTCAACATGATATGTTCCCCTCAAAAAGAAGCTTGTCTTGTAGTGGATGCTTATCAACGCGCGGCCTTCCGGATCTCGACCACGATCGCCCGCGTGTTTCGCCTACCTGGCGCCAGCCGGCGGCGCGCAACGTGGCGCCGTTTTCACTTGCGAGGATATATGTCCCGATCCGAACGTAGCCGAGCGCGGACGCCGCGCGCGCGGATGCGCCATACAAGAACGAACAAGCGTTTCGCGTTCCGTCCGTTGCAAGCCGCGTGATCTCCAAGGTTAGCCCATCATCCCTTTCGCGCGCC